CTACATCAATACTTCCAGTAAACATTGCTAACCGTTGATAGTCTGCATCTAATGCTACTGAACCACTTGAATTATCATATTGTAACCTTCCTCTAGTTAAATCCCATCCAGCAATCATAGCCCTATTTCTATGAATTAACATTACTGCATTTGTATCTGGATCTGAAATATCACTTCCTGTAAATGCTGCCATTCCATAATAATGGTTGGTATCTATACTTCCAGTAGGCAAATTACCTACTACAAATCTTGGTTTATCTACATCAATACTACCTGTAAACATAGCTAATCTTTGATAATTAGCATCTAAAGCAACTGAACCACTTGAATTATCATATTGAAGTCTTGCTGGTGTTAAATCCCACCCTGCAATCATAGCTCTATTTTTATTAACCAACATCACTGCATTTGTATCTGGATCAGAAATATCCGAACCTGTGAAAGCTGCCATTCCGTAATAAGAAGCACTATCTACACTTCCAGTTGGTAAATTACCAACTACAAATCGTGGTCTATCCACATCAATACTTCCAGTAAACATAGCAAGTCTTTGATAGTTAGCATCAAGAGCTACAGAACCACTATCGTTGTCGTACTGTAATCTGCCTGGCGTTAAATCCCAACCTGCAATCATTGCTCTATTTCTATGAACTAACATTACCGCATTTGTATCTGGATCTGAAACTTCACTTCCCGTAAAAGCTGCCATTCCATAATAATGAGTGGTATCTACACTACCAGTTGGAAGTTTACCTACTACGAATCTTGGTTTATCTACATCAATACTACCTGTAAACATAGCTAACCGTTGGTAGTTAGCATCAAGAGCTACAGAACCACTAATGTTATCATATTGAAGTCTCGCTGGTGTTAAATCCCATCCAGCTATCATAGCTCTGTTTTTATTAATCAACATTACTGCATTTGTATCTGGATCAGAAATATCTGAACCTGTAAAAGCTGCCATTCCATAGTAAGAAGCACTATCTACACTACCAGTTGGTAAATTACCTACAACAAATCGTGGTCTTTCTACATCAATACTGCCTGTGAACATAGCAAGTCTTTGATAGTTAGCATCTAATGCTACTGAACCGCTATCATTATCATATTGTAATCTACCTGGAGTCAAATCCCAACCAGCTATCATGGCTCTGTTTTTATGTATTAACATAACCGCATTTGTATCTGGATCTGAAATACCACTTCCTGTAAAAGCCGCCATTCCATAATAATGAGAATTATCTACACTACCAGTTGGTAATTTTCCTACTACAAATCTTGGTTTTAATACATCAATACTACCTGTGAACATAGCTAATCTTTGATAATCTGCATCTAATGCTACTGAACCACTATCGTTATCATATTGTAATCTACCTGGAGTCATATCCCAACCAGCTATCATGGCTCTATTTTTATGAACTAACATTACAGCATTTGTATCTGGGTCAGAAATTTCGCTTCCTGTAAATGCTGCCATTCCGTAATAATGAGAATTATCTACACTTCCCGTTGGTAACTTACCCACTACAAATCTTGGTTTTAATACATCAATACTACTTGTATACATTGCTAATCTTTGGTAATCTGCATCAAGAGCTACTGAACCACTAATATTATCATATTGCAAACGGCCTGGAGTTAAATCCCACCCTGCAATCATAGCTCTATTTTTATTAACCAACATTACTGCGTTTGTATCTGGATCTGAAACTTCAGAGCCGGTAAAGGCCGCCATTCCATAGTAAGAAGCACTATCTACACTACCAGTTGGCAAATTGCCAACTACAAATCGTGGTCTTTCTACATCAATACTGCCTGTGAACATTGCTAGTCGTTGATAATCTGCATCAAGAGCAATCGAACCACTAACATCATCATATTGTAAACGACCTGTAGTCATATCCCAACCAGCAATTGTATGTCTATCATCCGTACTAACAAAAAGAGCATTACTTTCTATATCTGATTCCCAAGCTGCACCACTTCCACTAAATATTGCAAAACCATAATGTGTACCTGCAGACGTTGGTAATTTACCCATTACAACTTTTGGTTGTTTTACATCTGCATCATTCCAATCACTTGAAGCAGTTATACTTGATGTATAAACTGATAATCTTCTAAGATAACTATCCCCATCAAATGATACTGTACCTTCATCTTCACCTCTCCAAAATCTATTTTCTGAAATAGACCATCCAGAAAAAACTCCTGAAGATCCATCTCCGTAAGGAAAACTTGAAACTTCAAATACTGAATTATCCGAACCATCTAAAAGTTTAATACCAAAAGTTGAAGCATCTAACTGTCCAATTCTTGTCCACTCATAAAAATTTGTAGTATCCTTAACTTCAATTCTTGAATCGACAGTATCAGAATATTTTGCCCATAACTTTACTCCAAGTCCATCTAATGAAGATGTAGTAGCTGTCCATCCAGCAAGTTTTCCACCATATAAAACTTCAACATCAGAAGTAGAAGATGATATTACAAGATTAGAAGTTCCCTTAAGTGCGTTTGAAGTACCTCCAAAAGATCCTGAATACACCGCAATATCACCGCCCGATCCACTTTTTATTGATACTGGAGCAGCTGCACTAGCTAAGGGATCCCATCCAAATGAAGTATATCTATATACTGAATCATCAGTAGTATTAAAAAATAATTGTCCTAATGTTCCTGTAGAAGGATTTGAAGCTCCACGAGAAAGTATAATACCTGGACCAGTTAAATCTAAACTTCCAGTTAAATTAACAGATCCTGTAATATGTGAAGAACCACTAACATACAATCCAGATAATCCATACGGGAAACTAAATCCCTCACTTATATTTTCAAAAAAAGCTGGAGTGCTAAGTAAACTATTAACTACATTAAATCTTAAATCATGTCTATGGTCTCCTTTAGCGTAAAGACCACCCAAGTTTCCTTCATATGCCCCCTGGTCTACCGATATTGGATTTGGAGTATCACCGTATGCTGTTGGTAAATCAGCCGAAAAATCTCCCAGTACACTCATATCTAACGCAGCCAACTCTCCAAATGCTGATTCTTCACTTTTAATAACTAACCCATTTTCATCTAACCTAATATAACTGTCTGGGGAACTATATATTAATAAACCATCTGGAGTCAATTCTACCGTAGGTTTTTCTATTCCAATTGAAAACTTATCAAAATATAATTCTGTTTCACCAGTATAATCACCCACCTTATTAGGATCTGAACCAATACTACCTGTTAGTTGTAACCATATAACTTCAGAATCCACAGGCATAGCAGCGGTAAAGAATTTCTTTTGAAAATTATTTCCTATAGAAAATCTCTTCCAATTACCACCCCCACCAGAACCAGAACCTGGACCAATATAAGAATATGCACTTCCAGATGGGTAAATTCTCATTGCACTTCCACTCCATGCCCCATTTTCCCAATTACTTCCACTATTTTCAGCAATTTGTAATCTATACCAATTTGACATACCAGATGGAGAACGACTTCCAGATAAGTTAGACCAAAAACTAACAGATACAGTTTCTCCAGCAGAAAAACTACCCGTTAAAACTTGCTCTAAGTAATAACTTCCTGTAACATAATTTTCTCCTGCTGATCCTGTGTATGAAGTATCATCATCAGCATCTGGCCAGCCCCAAAAAGACCAATCACCACCACCACCCATTTGTGGTATTGCGGTAAAATCTTTACCGCCCCAATATGTTATTCTTTTATTTTTCATATCTTTTTTTCTAACACCCAAAATTTATCAAGTTTTGAAAATCCCCATCTACGAACCCAAGTATCTGGATTTCTATGGGTTTGGAATAAAATTCTATTACACCCAAGAGATTTAGCAGATTCAAGAATTTGTTCATAAACTTCATTATCATAATTACTATTTTTCTTTAACATTTCTTGTTCAGCATTTGAATCTGCGTAAATACTAAGTATTATACAATCATCATTTTTTTTACGATAATTAACCCATCCCTTTCCATTTAAAATTTCCAATGTATGAAAGTTTGGAGAAGTTAAAGTATCTTGATTAAAAAAAGGATCTTTTGCTCTTTGTTTATAATCATTTATATATTTTTGTTCAATCATAACATATTTTCCTTTATGGTGCTGTTCCAGCTGGATTTTCAATTTTTAAAAGACTCAATAAATCAACAGTTATATTTTGAGATGATGTTACTGCATAAGTAGCAGAATTAGTAGTCTCAATTCTCCATCCAGGAACATCTTGAGCATTAGATCCTGTAACTTCAAAACTTCCATTTGTAGATTCATTTGCAGATCCTGTTATTTCACCTAACGATTTATCACCAACATAAACTCTATCCTTTCCATAAGCATTTTTAACTACAAATCCAGAACGATCTGAATCCAAAGCTACAGAACCACCGCTTGGACCAGTGCTATATAATCTTCCAGCTTCAACTACCCAACCACCAATATTACCAGTTTCTGCAGTAACATGACCTGCAAGATTTACATTTGAAGCTGAAATGTTACCATTTTCTAATAAAAAGTTAGATGATGAAATATATACACTATCTCCTTTAGCCGAAAAATTTTCTACATCAATATTAACATCAGACCCAGTTATTAAAGCTGCACTAGCTGTTATCTGTCCACTATCTTTTAGATAAAGTTTAGCTGGACTACCTAATGTAATATCCCCACTCGTCATAGTAAAACTAGTATTAGTTAAAATAACTGAATTATCATCAGTTCTAATTTTTCCTGCTGCATCGTCAAGAACAACTTCATTTTTAATAAAGAGTTCATGTAATTCTCCACTATATGCTTGAATGTGTCCTGAAAACCAAGCACTTGAAGCAGACATAGTTCCATCAGTTTTAACTTTAAATGCACCACCTGCTCCAGCAACAATCTCACCACCATCTACTTTAATAATTGGAACTCCACCAGTACCACCATCATCATCTAATATAATTTCTCTACTATTTCCAAGTGACATAGATTTTTGAGTTGAACTAATTTCAAGTCCTGAAGCAGACACTTCAAGTTCTCTTGGATGTAACGAAATCTTACCATCAGTAGACCCAGAAAAATAAAATTCTTCATCTCCTAATCTAAACTCTCCTGAATCAAACCATTTATTATAAGGATTAATCCAAAGTCCAGCACTTCCACTTTCGTCAACATCATTACCCATTACAATACCCTTACCACCATTTCCAGTTCCAGCGTGTACCCTACCAGAAAATGAACCTGTTGTTGCTCTTATAGCTCCCTGTAAAAATATATTTTCAGTAAATAAACCAAATCCAGGCTCAGTTTCACCGTACAATAAATCTGGACTTATTCCACTTAAATCTCCAAGTCTAGTTGTCAATTTAACATCATAAACTCCACTTCCAGTTCTTTCAGCTATATCGATATAAGGTGTTGTTGGATCACTTGGATTTGCATTCATTCTCATATATCCAGTACCAATTGTGTCATCTCCAGTTCCACTAATATATCTACCAGTAGAAACAATAACTTGTCCTGGTTCATATGATTGTGATATACTTGCTGTTCCAGCTAAATATACCGCTTGGTCTGTATTAGTTTCTGTGTTTCCGTATGCTCTTTCTACATAAAGACGACCAGTATAATCCGTATTACTGTCAGGATTATTTTGAGAACTACTTATTATTTTAACATACTCAATTGCAAATCCTGTATCCGTTAGTTTCTTAGCTACTACAATTTCATCCTCTGCCCATCCTGACGCATTTTCAACACTCCATGTAGTTTCAGAATCAGGAATTGTTCCCGAACTAGTAATAACAGTAGAATTTGCTATCCATAATTGACCACCAACGGCATTAACAGATTCTTTCTCAAAAGTAGTAGTACCAAGAGTTCCTCTAACCTTTACATTTCCAAATTCAGCAAACCCATCATCAGCTGAAGTTATTATCCAACCTTTCTGATTAGTTACATAATCTTTAGTTCTTATTGTTCCTTCAGATTCAATAGCAAGATTTGTACTTTCAAGACTAGAAGTATTAATTGTCCAACCACCAATAGTTCCACCATCAAATAAAACATTTGACCCTGATATATCACCGTTTTCTTTAACATTGAAATTTGATGTTGATATAAACATATATCGTGGATCGTCAACACCCCCTACTAATGGACTACCACTTATAAAAATATGATCTGAATATAATGATGATGTTTCAATATGGAAACCACCAATTAAACCTGCACTTGCAGTGATTGTTCCTTCAAATACAGCTCCACTTGCGTATAAAAATCCACTATGACTTACAGCAAAATTTGGTCCAAACTTTACATAATACTGGCCATTTACATTTTGATCAGCTGGAGTAAAATCTACATAATATTCATCTGATTGTAATGAAAAAGGTGCAGAACCATCACTTCCTGGACCTTGATCTGCTTTATATAACATAGAACGACTAGCATCCAATACAATATTACTACCACTTAATAAAGACTCGTCCATTGTAGAACCAGTAATAATCTTCCATCCAGCTATTTGCCCCTGTTCAGCATAAACTGTTCCCCTCATTATAACATCACCCTCTGGAGTCAAGTGAAAATTAGAAGAACTTATTTCTAAAAGAGAATCCGCCCCACTAACAAACATCGTATCTTCTCTACCAAAGAAAAATCTATCAGTTCGAACTTCAAATTTGCTTGGATCTGTTCTAAATATCATTGATCCACTATTACCATCGTGTAATTCTAATCCAACTCCTTTATAATCATCACCACTATCTGGTAATATAGAACCACTAAAAAATACAAAGCCTCCGAGCCCATACTCAGATGCACTTGAAAATCCTTCATATCCTATTGAACGAATATAAGCGGAATTTCCACCATACATTTCAATCCCTTCTCCCACAACATTTCCCACACAAATAGAACCAGAAAATAAATTTCCAGATCCATCAATATTAAGTGGTGCTCCATTAAAAGGAATATTATCCTTAAAAGTTATAGATTCTGCAACATTATTATTTAAATCATAAAATTCTACAAGAAAATCAAATGTATCTGGACGTTTTTCCATATTCATTGGAGCTACAATCTGTATAAATTCAGGATTAAATGAAGTTTCTGTTGCTGGTGTTATTGATATATCTGATATATGCCAACTTCCAGCGTTAGAAACAAATACTGGAGTACCAGTTCCTGTTTTATCTGGATAAATTGTTGTTTCTACTATACCATAATTCCACTCTGGAATATCAATAGTAGGTGCTTCATATTGAGTACTGAGATGCCCAATTCGTTTTCCATGATGTCTATCCCATGTTCTACTTACAGGAACTGCAAATGCTGACCCAGAAAGATAAGTACTAAGATAAGCTATACCCGCCTCCGCTCCAGGATAAGTCTGCTCTGACCAATTTTTTGGCCCCTTAACTCCATGAGCACTATACCTTAAAGTATACGGAACACCTTCAACAAAATCAATATCCTTTGTTGTCCTAGCTTCTAATCTATAACCATTAGTATAATTAGATCCTGATAAATACATTGAATCTACAATCTTAGACGAATTATATGTTAAAGTAACATCACTATACTCACCATAAGAGTCTTGACTTCCACTTAAATATTTTGCAGAATATGCTCCAGAACCTGTCCAATAGACATCAATATCATCTTGATTTAAAAATCCACCAATTCTTGTTTCACCAGTTATAGAGAAGGTATCAGTTAAGAGTTCAGGAGTTTCTATTGGAGAATCATAAATTGGTTCATAATCTCCAAATGTACCATCACTTTTAGCATAAACTTTTACTCTAAAAACATCACCTGAAAATGTTCTTAAATCAGATAATCTAATATCAGCAAAAGACCTAAAATGTGTTGTACTTAATTCTTGTCCAGGATAAGGTTCGTATGAAGCAGTAAAATATGTTTCACCTATTCTAGATGGATATTTTATACCACTCTGGGTATCCAATACCAAAAAATCATTTTCTGGTACAAATTGTAAGTTATTATTAACAGATTGAATCGATGAAGTATAAACTGATGGCCAGGTGTATCTACTACCACTCCCATCTATATAAAGAGAGTTTTCATTTCCATCTACAGGTTGAGGATTATTAAATGTAACAGTTCCACCAACCCATTGAGAACTTGCAGTTGCCTCTCCTACTCCTGTTGATGTAATATTAATTAAAGCTCTTGGTTGAGGAGGAGATGCAAATCTCATTAATCTCTTTAAATTACCAAAAAATCCACGTTTCCTATTTCCACGATACATTCTTTTAATTTTAGTTATCATGGCATTTTGCATCTCTATTCTATCCATGGGATCCATAAATGGAGGTTGAGATGGTAATGGCGGAGGAGGTGGTTCAATAGGAACAGCTGGTGGAGATACTGGAGCTAGTTTAGCACTACCAGTTACAATAAAAGAACCAGTAATTGGAATTGTTTCTACATAACCTTTTACTATTTCAAAAGTATTTATTACTGGTTGTTTATAAAACAAAATAGGTTGACTATTTATACCAGCAGAATTAATAGAAAGGCTCCTTGACCACCTTACATTATAATGATTTCTCCATTGTCTTGGAACATTAGTTCCTCCAGTAGGCGGTCTACCTCGTCTACGACCCCACCACCACCAATAAGGAAGTTCAGCTACTTCACCCTGATGTAAAAGTTCACCAACAACATGCATTGTTGCATCACCAGGAACAGTGTCCTGATAAACTTCAATGGAAACTCGTCTGAATGGAAGTTCGTTTTCATACCCAGAAACTGCTTCTGTATATATTGAATTACCAGATGCATCTATAATTTCAATTTTTACTTCAACATTAGGTTTAAGTAATTCTGAGCCTGCTATGAGAAATGAAGTTTTGCCTTGTGTTAATGAGTCTGGCAACTCCATAATATTGAAATATTTAGAAATATGAGAATCGTCATCAATTAAAACATCTAATTCTCCCAATCCCTGATATTCATTTTGCCTTCTAATTACGCCCAATTAAATTCTCCAAGATAAATCTATTCAACAATAAATATCAAAACCTCAAATTCTTACTATTTATTATATGTATAAGATATGGAGAATATCGGTATGAAGAAGAAATATTCATTCACAATAGAAGATAGACTAATGGATTGGTTTAGGCTCTATGTTAGAGAAGAAAGCACAACTATGAGTGCTATACTTAATCAACATATTTTGGGTTTGAAAAGAGAACGGGAAGGACGTCCCGCTCCAAAGAATATTTTAAGAAGTTCTAGTTAAATTTAGAAGGCAAATCAATTTTACTATATCCATTTTCTTGTGTAATTTCAAGTAAAGAATCAACAGCATCTCTCATACCTTCAATATGAGATACAATTAATGCAAATTGAAATTGAGTTTTTAAATATTGAAATAACATATAAACAGAATTAAGATTATCAGAATCCATTTTCCCCCAACCTTCATCAATAGCAAGAAAATTACTTCTTGGTAAATTACATACATTTATTAACGCTGTACGAATTGATAGTGATGATATAAATTTTTCCATCCCGCTACTCAATTCAAGTGGCCAAACATTATCTGCATCATATGCAAGATAAGTATTAATGTTCTTACCATCCATTTCAATAACTATACCAAAATCTACCATTTGAGAAAGTATATCATTTACTTCACCTTCAATTGTTGGTAAAGCTTTTTCAATCAACTCATATGGAACACCATCTCTTTTTATTGCATCCAAATAATATTCATATGCATTATATTTTTGTTCAAAAGTTTCAACTTTATCAATATCATCCAATATACTTTTTTTCTTTGACTTAAATACTTGAATTTCACTATAAATAGTTTGCATCTTTTGTACAAGAACATCAATTTGATAATTAACATTATCTAAATCATTTTGTACATTATCAACCTCTGCTTCAATATCTTCATTATATTTAATATCACTTTCCTTCTCATAATACTCTGATATCTTATTATCAACAATAGAAATTTTTTGTAATATATTTTCTTTATTAGATTTAATTAATATGTTCTCTGAATCTAATTTATTCTGTTGTATATTTGTATTTTTTAAAGCTTCTAAAGTTCTATCAAAATTAATTTTATCAGTTCTAATTGAATCAATCTCTTTGAGTATATCATCAAGATTATCTATCCGTTCTACATATTTACTAGCAAGTTTTTTATCCTTCTCAAGTTCATTCTTAGTATGTATAGCATCCTTTACAAAAATATTATTCATACAGTAAGTACACTCTGGATCATATTCAAGATTACCAAGTTTATTTATTTTATCTATTTTATGTTGAACATCAATTTTTAATTTATCTATTTCAATTTTAGTTTCTGACCTATCACTTTCATATTCTTGTAATTCAAGATATTGTTTATTAATATTATGTTTAGTATAATGTTCAATACGCTCTTCTAATTCAATTACTTTTACTCCATTTTCATTTTTAGCAGACTTTATTGTACCCAACCTCAAATCAATATCTCCAAGAGATTCTTTTAACGTATCTTTAACTTCAACTAGTTTATTTATATTTAATATTGAACTATCAATTGGTTTAATTTTTGTAGTCAACAATATAACTTGTTCATCTAAATCACGTTTTTGATCAATTAATTTTTTATTATCATTTTTTAAATTTTTATGATGTTCTTTATAACTTATCATTTCCTTTTCTATATCTGCTAAATCCTTACCATAATCTTGTTTCTTAAAATTTTTCAATACAGAAAGTACATCTTTTATATCTTCTGAAGCAAGTTGGTATAATTCATCAAAAATCCCCATTCCCATAAATTGAGCAAGTAATTCTTTCCTTTCTTTTTGTCCCTTATCTATAAAAACAGTAGAATTATCTTGTAAGGATAAAGAAGTCATTACAAAATCTTCATAAGTTCCAATTACCTTTCTAATATTTGCATCAGTACTTCTTCTTTGGTCACCATTTAATGATATTTTATCACCACTCTCATCTACTAACCAAAATTCAACATCAACTTTTACATGACCCCGTTTTAATTTTTTAGCATGTCGTTCTATAAAATAATCTAACCCTTCAATTTCAAAATTAACTTTACAAGAAAAAGAACCCTTTTTATTATTTAAAATACGATCTGCTTTAAATGTTCTTGAACACGTATCAAATAAACAAAATGATAAAGCATCTAACATTGCTGATTTACCACTAGCATTAGGTGCAAACATTCCAATAATACCATTTAACCTAGAAAAATCTACCACATTATCTTCACCATAAGAAAACATATTATCAAATTCAAACCGCTTTAATTTCCAAAATACATTACGAGAAATTTCTTCACTTGGTATTAAAGTATTTAAATTATCATTTATATCTTTTATTTTTAATAAAGTATCATCATCTACAATATGATTCCGTTTTAAATAATCCTCTATTAATTCATATTGATATCCTGGACTTGTAATATCACCCACATTTATTTGTTTACCATCCCGAACTCGTTCAGTTAATCTATCAGTTCTATTTACAACTATCTCTTTTATTCCATATCGTTTATGAATAATAGCTAAAGCTTTTTTTAACTGAACAGCATCTGTATCTGATACTCGTATTCTTAATCTAGCTTTCTGTGGCATATCATTCACATCTGGAACTATACCATTATCAACATCTAATGTATAATAACCATAATCATTCTGAATAGGTATATATGTAGATTTACGACTTGGTACATCCCATAACAAATATCCATGATCTAATCCTTCTCCATGATTTTGTTGAACTAATGAACCACAATAAGAAATAGTTTTCTTTCTATTTAAATGTTGACGTTTATGAATATCACCAAGAAGTGCTAAATCATACCCTCTAAATTTAGAAATTTTTACTTTTGATGGTAATCTAAATCCCAAATCAGTTCTTGATTGATCAACAGTTCCATGAAACAATACAACCTTTGTATCACCCTCTATATCCTTTGCTAATGGATAATCCTTTTGATTATCCCAAACATCCCACACTGCAAATTGTACATCTGCACATTTATATACTCCAGTATTCTTTAAATAATGTAAATTTTTATGATTTAAATTGTTTACAATTGGAGAAAGTACATCCATACGAGAACGATTATTTAAATTACAATCGTGATTTCCAGCAATGATTATAGTAGGACATATATCAGCTAAATTCTTAAACAACCTTGATAGTTGATCAACTAACTCTGGAGACATTTGCGTTTTAGAGTGAGCTATATCTCCCCCAATATATGCTACAGAATTATATGGGTATTTCTTTACCTCTTCATACAACCGATCAAAAACTTCCTCATATTCTTTATGGCGTTTTAAATTACGAATTTGAATATCTGAAATGTGGTGTATATATCGTAATTTTCTAAAAGAAACTTTTATAGTATCTTTAATCAAAATATTTCCATATGTTTTCTCGTTTTTCCATTTAATTTATATTTTATTAAGTCTGAAAATTTCATTTTCTTTGTTTCTTTTAATAGTGGAATAACCTTTTCAAATCCCAAGTCTGATGGATCTTTTTCAGGTAAATCAACAAAATACACTTCAATATCATTTTTCATAAATTCTTCAACCATTTTTAGAGAATCTAATATAGCATCCTTATCTAAAGATATGTATATCTGTTTAACTTTTTTTTCAATAATTTTTCGTCTAAGATTTGATAATATAGTTTTTCCAAATAACGGTATAGCGTTTCGTTTAACTGCTATGGCATCAAATGGGCCTTCACATAAGACTATTGGTTCATCCCAATTTATAAATAATTCAAATCCAACCACATTTTTCGGTGTAGGTGAATTTTTATATTTCATTTTACTTTCAAATATATCTCGTCCTACAAAAAAATTCAACTTACCATCTTCATCATAACTTGGAATAATAACTCTATTAGTATAAATTCCTTGATCACAATAACCAATATTATATTTTAATACATCCTCGTGTGTAATTCCTCTTTTAGATAAATAATATATTGCATGTTTATATATTGGAGATGGATGTTTATATGACAAAGATAAAAATTCTTTTGGTAATTCTACTTTACTTTCTTTTTTTGTAATATCACTTCCATAACTTCCATATTTATACGAAGTTGTACCTACTATATCACGAAGTTCTGTAAATTGTTCATTTGTAGCATTTAATTTCTTAAATAATTGAAATAAATTATGGCCACCTTCGTCACTTACCCAACAATGCCATTTACCACTAATTACATTTATTTGTAACTTTTGTTTATGATGTGAAACAAAAGGAGACCAATACATATACTCATTTTGTTTCTTTAGTTTTTGACCTTTAGAACCTACTACTTTATCAATCAAATATACTATATTATTTTGGTCTGTCATGTATTAATTTTAAAAATTCATCTATTTCTATAACTACATAAGTTTTACTTCTATTTCTTTTGAATATCAAAACGGGTGGATAATCTCCACTATTTTCTTCAGCCTGTTCTAACGATGACCAAATATTTAATTTTTCTTGATTTTTACACTCAAATGAATATGGAATTAGTTTACGAGCTGCAGGGGATAATTTGATATCTTCACCAGTTTCACCCATAATTGCTGTACGAATGTCATCTGGTTCTAATTCCTCTGAAAAATGTTCTAATAGAACATCTCTAACTTTGTTTTGGAGTCTACGGCCTTTGGCCTTACCTGAGCGTGTGTTCATAACCTATAATAAATATAACCTTGTTTTCCCAAATTAACGAAATTTTTGCTTCCATTTTCTACTATACTCTTTTTGAGCCCATTTTTCTGCTTTTTCTTCAAATTCATTATCATCATGGAAATCACGACCTTTATTTACAGCTTCATCACCAGCTTTTTGATATGCTTTTTCATACTTTTTTGCACCCATTTTTTTCCTATCTGTTGCATGGTCTATTTCGTGTAATACTGTAATTATGAATTCCTTAACTGAAGAATAACTTTTTCTTAAATTAATTATATCATTAATCCAATCATAATCTGCTTCATTAGTACCTTTACTTTTTCCAAATCTAACCTTTGAACGTAACTTATAACTTTTAATTAACTGTACTGCAGTTTCATGATAATCAATTCTTTCTGATAATAAACTTTTTAATTTAATCATTACCAATCCCATCCTATCATAGATTTTGTTCTTTTAAAATTGTCTGACGCTTCTTTTGGTGTATATTTTTTCACATTCTTTGGATTCCAGAATTTATAAAATTCTCTTTTAGGCCATCCCTTCATAGCCCATTTACTTGTACGAGGTCCTTTCGGGTCATTCGTTTGCCAATCTTTTACTAAATTACCTTCCTCTACCCAAGCGTGTGGATACCTCTTATTGTTACTAATCCATTTATTCTGAACTGTACCAAATGCAATCTTCATTCTACGATTTGCCGATTTATTATCTTGGTTTACAATATAGGTTCTCCAAGCATAAGAAAGACATTCACCACAGGCGATAGTTTCAGTTAATAAATCTTTTAATTTAATCATTTTTATACATCAAACCTTACAACAAAATTAAGTGGTAATGAGTCATCATTTTTTATTGGTTTTGCTAATTTTCCAACAGCAGCCAGATCTCCACCTTCAGTATAAAGTCCTACTGTTGTTACATATGGAGACCAATCCGAATGTGTGGCTTCAGTTGTAAAAAATTCTGTAGCTTGGTATGAAGTTTGATATGATCCACTCCCCCCAAATGAATTTGATTGTGAAATTGGCTTATCTCCTGGAGGAAAGTAGATATGAATTTTTGGTGTTCCTTCTGTTACAGTTATACTTCCACTTCTTTGATGTGATACACTTGGATTTGTAGTAAAATTAAATTCATTTATATTTGTTCTACATACATATTCATGTTCAAGTATAGTATGAGTTGATCTAAATTCTGTACTAAACCCATCAGATCCTGTACCCAAACTACACGAAACATATCTTGAACCTGTATCCGTAATAACTACTATACCATGTGAATAAAAAACATTTCCAACAACACTTCCACTACCATTTTCTGAACCTAGTGCTCCAACATCCCATTGATTGCTAGAATATGAAGCAAAACTAGCTGAATACTCAATATCATATAAATTTCCATACTTATCATCTTTAATAACCACAGTTTCACTAGTAAAATCATCAGTCAAAGTTAAAGATCCAGGATGTATTTTTTCTCCAAAATATTCTTGTGGAATTGTTATAATATTAGCTCTATCATGTAACTTTCTTTTTTCTTTTTCTGTTCTATTTCCACCAAATGTTTGCCAAGGTTGATCAGAATCAGAATAATATAAATGATTTATAAGTTGATATGCTGGTTCTTTATAAAAAGATTGAGAATACGGATAATTTGATTTTGAATAGGATTGTGATGGTGAGTTTATAGGATCAAAATCCCAAGAAGTACCATAAAAAGTTTCTAAACCAATAACACCACTTCCACTATCAGCTTCAGTTAATGTAAATTGTTTATAAGTTTTAAATGGTTTTATTGAAATATCACCAGATTCTATTTTTTTTAACACGTATCACTCCTTTGATAAGAAAGATTCCTTATATCTAATATAAATATAAGAAAAAGCACTCATTTTTATTTTAAAAATACTTTTAAAAATCTAGACGTACTTTTATGATTGCTTCACGTGAATATGATTTCAATAACGGCTGACTTAATTTTGCAACTGCTAATAATTCATTTGCATTATTATACAAACCAACTGTAGTAATATAAGTTTTTGGATCCTTATGAAATGAAGCATTTGTAAATGCACCATCTGAAGCAGTAAAAAAAGTAGGATTATTACTGAAATTATATTTTTTATTTGGAACTCTACAGAAAAAATGAGTTGATGATATTTTTTCTTCTCTACGACTCAAAAATTGACCTGCCTCATTTAATGCGTTAACAAACAATTCAGCATTATTTGTATCAACACCACTCGTTCTAGTAGTTCCCAAAGTTAATCCAGTTGCTCCAGCTTTATCTAATCTAGCTCCATTAAAAATAAGAACTCCCATATCTGGAAAAAACAATCCATAACTACCAACACTTGAATCTGTATTTTCTTGAGCTGCCGATTTATAAATAGTTGCTATTCCACCTTCAATTGAACCACTAACAATATTAAATACTCGTCCAGCTTGATTTACCTTTGGATTTGTTGTTGCACCACTATCATCAATAAACTTAAATTGTTTAGCATTCGCTTTAAGTTCTAATTCCCAGTTTCCTGGATCCATCTTTTCTCTAAGTCTTGCTCTTTGTACCACAAGAGAATAAATATACTCGCCATCATATGTATCAAAATCAAATGTTAAATCACTTGGTGGTAAAAACACCTGAGCCATCTGTGAATACATCGCTTTACTTGGACTATTATCTGTACCCTCATGAGTCAATACAGATCCACTTCCTCTATAATCACCATAACTAACTGCGAACTGCACTGCTGCTGTAGATGCTGATGGATCTTCGTGATATACATCATAAAAATATTGGCCAGTACTTCCACTTTGAGTTGAAGATGTATAAAATGAAGTTAATTCTCCAGTCCCAGTAGACCACATTCCTGAAGAGACTACACTTTTTTGATTTTCAATCATTGTATCTCCGCGTCTAAACCTTGAAAAGACAGCCGATCTTACCCTTCTTTTAGTCCTTCTCCGGCCGGCCCCCCCAAACTGCATAGTAGGAATGTTTGTATCTTCAGTTCCACCCCAATTTATAGTTAACTTTCTATTATTCATTTTGTATCTCCTAATTATTCAGCTGTAGTTGAACTAGTGCTTGCTGGTGGATTGACTACTACTGAAACTGTATATGTCGTTCCTGTTTGATTTCCAGTTATAGTTAATTGAGTTGTCATTGCTGACACAACTGTTCTCGAAATTATATTAACTGATTGCCCAACTAACACAACACTTAATTTACGTTCTTCATCTGTCATAAAAACAGGTGCAGTTGGTGTTCCTCCTGGAATACCACCTCCTGTTGCTAATGTCATTCTACATGCATCAGAATTATGAAGTGTGAAAGTATATCCTAAAGCTGCGTCTGATCCGTTTCTTGTATTTGGAGACACAGTTTGTGTAATTCCTGCCCCATTAAATGTAAATGATGGTGCTGGTAATTCAAGAATTGGCAGTTTAGTTGTATTCTTTGGTAAAGTTGTAAGTTTATACCTCATAATCTGATTTTCATCTGGACTTGCTTCTAATAAAGGCATATTTTCAATAACTTCTCCATAATAATTAGTCCCATTAGGATGGGTAACATCCCACAATGTATAATCAATTTCATCATCAGATAAAGCAAATTTTGTTATTTTGAATTCATTCTTTCCTCGTGCCAATAACTCTCGACCTTTTTTAGTTAAAATAGCATCTACAGTAATTGATGTGTTGTCAAGAAATCCCATTTTTTTCTCCTGTTTTTTTAAATTTAAATAATCCTCTGGAAATTATTCAAAAACTTGAAATATAACTACTCACATATAAATATAAAAGTTTTGAATTTTTCCACCTTATTCTACTCTCAATTTAGAATCACTTGGATCTTGTGATACTAATACCGTTGGTGATGTCAACGTCAATTCAACTACCTTCTCACCAAAAAGAGTTGTTTCATCAGTATTTTTACATCCCTCATAATATAATCTATTATATGAAATATTTTCTTCTACCCTTGTGTCATATGAACTTCTAAAATATGAAGAACTATAGGGCCAATTCATAGACTGACTAAAACTTGAACTAAAATATAATTCCATCTCATAATTAAAATCTGACAATCTTGAAGCAGAAATAAATGGTTGTACTGCTTCAACAAAAACATATTTTGGACCACCAAGTACAACTGATCCAGATTGATATTCTACCCAATCTCCATTTATTTCTCCAAATTTAACAAGAGTTGGTTGTTGTAAATAATCTGATGTATCAACGTTCCCGTCAGAATACTGTTGATATCCTCCAGGAATAATAAAATCTTCTATTTCAATAAGTGATGTATATGTATTTTCATTTCCTGTAAAAGTATATGTACTTGCAGTAAAATTAAGTGGAGCAGTATACTGATTATGATATCCAATAAGTGATATATCCTCATTTATTTCTATGGAAGCTGAATGTTTTGGCATTTCACCAGTTACTACTATGCCATCATCTATAACTATAGTTGATTCATAAGATAAATTTTCAAAGTACGGTGGATTTCCAATAATAACTTTTGGACGTTCAAGTATATTAGGTTCAACAACTACTCCAGTAAGTACATTTGCTCTAGCTGGAACTAATTTTTTTAACTGGTCAAATATTGAAAAATCGTAATTTTTAATAAGTCTCATATAATCCCAAAAATTATTTGGAGAAGTATATTTTTGCCAATAAGAATCTCTAACTAATCTTAACCTTTTATATGATAATTCCCACTTATCTCGTGGATCTCCAACAAAATTATAAAAATCGGCTCCACCAAGAGCCATTATAATATCTTCATTAATTACATCTGTTGGAGAAAAATATATTCCAATCTTATTTGAATCTAAAGGAGCAAAATCAAGATTACTTTTTTCTTTACGTTCTGTAGCACTTAAATGTATATACCCATCTGATCCTAATTCAATATAATTATTTTCAATTCTAATCTTATTAGAAGTTGGACGATTAGCTCCTATATTTGGCATTATTACTTTTAATTTATCCGCTACAGCAGCAAAGTGTGGTCTATTGCCCTCTGTATACCCAATAGCACTTCCAGATTGAATGTAAGATTGGTCAGCACTTGTATCACCAATATCACCATCAAGGTCAAGATTTTTATTATCGTTAAATGAATATCTTAAAACCAAATCTGTATATGAAGCAGATATGTGATTGCCATCATATGATTGTGGAGCCTCAACATGATTATCAAATGAAGATGTATTTAAAGTTGAATTCCAATATCTAAATTCCATCATATTCCCTGTAAACTGGGAGCCAAAATCGTCACTTGGTTTTCCACCTATATATGATGTCTCATCCCCCACATAAGCACTATTATAAGAACTTTCTGTTGTACCATCTATAGACATAGTAACAACCGAACTAAACATAATTTTTTCCATAGATTCATCATATTGTTTTGCAAATAATTGATATTCATTATCTATTCCAGTAGAATCACTACCTGTCATTCTTCTCATCATAACAGAAAAATATTTATCATTATAAACTGGTAATAACGAAGAACTTAATTCTTTATATCCACTAACTCCATTTAATAAAAACGATACATATCCGTAATTATCTGTTGAACCATTATCAGTCAATCTAATTGCCCAATCTGTTCCCGCCTGTACAAGAGTTTGGTTAGACCCAGTTGCAGTTTTAAATCTAAATTCAACTGTATCTGGTTTTCTATTACTACTAGTATCATCCACCCAAGTAGTTTCAATATATTGACCACCCTTAAGATCAAGTGCTTTCGTAAAATTTCTTAGTTGTAAATAAGATGGTGGTGCATCAGGTGGATCTGCTCCTCCAAATTCTTTTATTCTTAATATAGAAGTTGATATCCCAAAACAATTAAGAACTGCTTTCAGAGATCTAATTGTTCCTTTAGTTTTTAAAATAAAAGGTAAATTATTAATTAATCTATTTTGTATATCCTTAGCAATATCCCTATCTGATAATCCATGCGTGGTTACATCCCCAGAACCACTTACAATTTTACCAAGAGAATATTGAGATAAGGAAATAAGACTTTTACCATCTTCCATATGAAGTCCTAATGATTTAGCCACATCAAAAATTAAATCTTTAGATATTCCAATTGACATATCATCATCTCTATTATGAATATCTGGCATATGTTTTATGTAGCTCCAAATATTATCAAAATATTCTCCAAACATATCCAAAAAATTTAAAAATAAAGCATTACCATCATCACCAGCAACATGCATTGGAAGTTGATTTGACAACATATTTAAATTTTTCATATCATAGAAAGAAGCACTTTCAATTTGATTGTCATACCACTCTGTAACTTGTGATGAAGTTACTGGATACAAACTATATGGTTTACTTGAATTTGTTTTTGGCCAAGAATTATCAAAATATTCACCAACTGAACTACTAACATAAGACGAACTTTCAAAATACAAATATTTTTCATACCCCATAAAACTATTTATTGTTTGTCGTTTTTTAAGGTCCCAGCTAGCAACAATATCAGAAGAACCACTAACGGATGAAGAATAATAATTACTCTGGCTAGTATATAATTCAATATTTTCTAATTTAGATTTAAAATTTTCAATTCGTTTTTTAGCAGAACTAAAATTAATGAAATTCTCATACTTACTATAATCAACATTAAGATATGAACTTCCTACTGGATTACTTGCACTAAAAATTAAATTTTCTAAATCATCTGATACAGTTTGATCATCTGTTAATATTTCATCCCAAGTTTGATACTGAGTTTCTAAATCAGAAATTGGACTTTCAAGTTCAGTTGTATTTGGATCTCGTAATATTAAAGCACCAATATCCTCATCTACATAATCTATTAATAAAACTTTATCTTCGTGTTGTGGAATCTTTTCTTGTACAACATAAGCAGAAGTTTTTTCAGTAATTCCAGCTGGTAAAGGTTCATATAACTTATAAACTACCGAATACGGCCATTCCTTAAATTCACTATTATCTTGTTCTACATTTACAACAAGAGAAGTTTTATCGTTATCAAAATGTATATATGTATCTAAATCTTTTTTATCTTTTATTCTATAATCTAACTGCCATTTATCAAACGGATATTCCCAAGGTCCCCCTTCTCCCCAATCACCAGGATGCCTATTAGACCCCAAATCTCCTGCAATATGTCCTCGTAAAAGAGATTGGTCTTTCCATGTATCTTCCACTCTAACTTTAGTTTTATCTATAACATCACTCACAGTTGAAATAAATGGAGCGTAAGATGGAATATATTCTACATCATCAACTGTAATAGTAAGTTCTGCTTCTGTTTCTAACCCATTATTATCAATTGCAGTACAAGTAACAGTATAATTTCCCTCGGTATCATAAAGGTGTGGCATTGTATATGTTCCACTTGAACTAAAAACTTGAATTTCATCACTTCCTTCCCACACATCCTGTTCTTCAGTTTTTCCATCTCCAAATTCCCATTCTAAAAGTTTAACAACTCCATCAGTATCCGATGCTTCTACTGTAAATTCAATGGGAGTTTCCTTATCAGTTCTCCTATTATCAACCGACAAAGTTATTGTAGGTGGATCATTTGGATATACAACAACTTCTCGTGCTCTAACAAGTGCACTTCCATTTGAATAATTAATAGAAACTGTTACAGTATAAGTACCTGCTTCATTATAAACATGGTTTGTAGCATATTCATCAACTACAGTACCATCTCCAAAATCCCACGAAACTGAATCAATTAATGGCTCAACAATTACATTTATAGCACCAGCTTTTCTCGTACCATCATTGTATACAGTAACACAACTAACTGAATAAGCTCCAGGTTCATCAAAAGCATGATCTACATTTGGTTCTTCTGGAGTACTTTCAATAGTATTACCATCTCCGAAATCCCAAATATATTTTGTAATAAAAGCTGGAGATGGAATGCCTACAAATTGTTTTCCATATTCAGTGTCTCTGTGTGCCCACTCATAATCAGATCCTGTCCAAACCCAAGCTTTCTCTGGACTTAAATTTCCTATAAAAATATCAGGATTTAAACTTGGTATCCAACCCTCAGGTGGATTTGTAGGTTCATCTTCATCCGCATTATACGAACCTCCACTTCCAAAATTAAGTTGACTATTATTTAAAAAATTACTCCACCAACTCATTAATGGTATTTTAGTAGAATTAAATCCACCCCAATTTACTGATTTTTTATTTTGTTTTTTCTTCATAATTTTAATCAAATGGGTTCCACGGGCTATTTATATCAATATAAACAGTTTTTGTTGTTACAGTTCCACCCGCATTGGTTATTTTACATGAATAATTTCCTTCATCACTATATCTAGAATTATTAATTCTTAAAGTTGGAGTATTTGAACCATATCTTCCACCATTAGGTAATTTAGATCCTCCCCTATACCACGCATAAGATAATCCAACTCCTGTAACTCTAAGTCCATGTATAGAAAAACTTCTTCCTGGTCTTACTCGTGTAGAACTTGAAGTTGGTTGGTTAGTAATATTTGGTGGGTATGTAATATCAACACTAAACGGTGCACTATCTGTATAAACATTTTTAGTAATTGGAATTGCTCCAACTCTTAAAAGTTCCAATCGTATTCTATAATCATTTCTATTTGGAAAATTAGTTCTATCTGAAATTCTTATTCCTCTATGATATCTACCTGTATTTGGATATTCATCTTCAATAACTTTCCATTTATTTAATTTACCATCCCACAAAGATATTTTAATAAATCCTGATTCATTTTCATCATCCCCTTTAGGAATAAAATTAGACCTCCAAACAGGCATAACAACATCCCCCTTACCAAATGATTTTCCACTTATTGGACTAATAACTTTAAATCCAGTAGAATATTCTGGTGGTGGTGCTGGTTTTGGTGGAGCCCATGGTTGAACACCACTTGTTGTTACCCACCCACGAGTTTCTTCCACAGTATGAACTGGAGGTATACCTTCTGTTACTTCAGTTGGTAAACTTGATTCATCTTCTACAAGTATTGGAATAACATTCCTTTCTTCATGAACTACAAATGCATTATTAATAATAACTGTCCCACCAACCATTTGTTTAGTGAATCCAGGATCAACTTCTGGTTTTTTACTAACTCTTAATGTAGTTTCATCTTCATCTGATGTAATAAATTGAATCTTACCATACTCATCTTCTTTAACTGGAGTATGACTTAAATGTGTTTCAGGAAGTAATGAAAAATCTTTTTTATATTTATCAGAAATAATATCATATGGAGCTAATCTAATTTCTTTTCTATCTGGAGATATCTTATGAATCCAATACCCATAATCTTTAATAACTAACTCCTCTCCAATTTCACCATTTTCTTTATCTTCTTCACTTCCAGCATAAATTTTTCCATCTTCATCAACCCAATAAGATTCATTATAAATTTCCCCATATTCATCAGGATTAATTTTCATTAAAACTACTTCATCTGAACCAGCAAGTCGTCTAAAAAAATTATATTTAACATTATATCTTCCTTTATTATAACCAAGTTTTCTTAAATCTGCTCCAGGATTTAATCTTAACCCACTCGAATCAAGTTGTAAATCTTCATACTCAACAATTTTCTTTTCAATATAAGTTCCATCAACATCATAAACCCACATTTCGACAAAATCAGTTTCTTCCCCAAATGTAGGCCATTGGTAACCAGAATCCCCAACCTCATGATAAGTTCCTAATCTTAATAATTTTTGATCTTCTTTATTTAATCCTTGTATCATATCTTATCTCTTTATGAAGAAGTAACTACCCACTTCGATTCTAAAGCTCCTATATTTACAGTTACTACTTGTTCTCCCCCTCCTACTGTTTTTGATTTTCTATCTCGTCCTCTCCACCAACGCCTTTGTCTCCTACTCCAATAACCTTCTGATCTAACTGGTTCTGGAGCAAAACATTTTAAACTTATCATATCTCCGTTACTAACTTCATCCTCACCTGATTGCCACCTACCTCCATTTATATTATATTTAGCTCCAGGTTTAATATAATGGCTACCAGCATCACTATTATGAGCAGTTCCAGTTGATGAAATTGAAATTTTAATTGGTCTATTTATCCCAGTAATCATTACAGGATCACTGGTAACTTCTTTTGTTAAATTAGCTGAAGTTAACGATTTACTATCAAAAATTATAGGATTTGGTATTACATCAGATATTTCTCCTGGAGATTCTACTGTTAATGTATCCCTTATTACTGGTGTTTCTGCTGCTGTCCCCCAAAGTGTAGCTGCCCATTCTGGATCTATTGTTGCTGCAGTAAAATCTATGGGGACTCCAACCTTATAAATTGTAGTATCATCATAAGACAGTTCAACTCCTGGATCAATTAGTTCTTCTTCTATAACTGCACCTAAGCGGGGAGAAATCACTTCAACTACAGGTTCACCTTCTTTTATTATCTTATGAATTTTATCAATGACTTTAGGACGCTTAACAATTTTTTCTGGTATACCTACTTCCTTCTTTACATTACTTACGCTACTTTTAGGATTACCACGGCTACCGCCACCAGAACCACCAGAACTCTGGCCACCCACAGCTTCTCTTAACATTTTAAGAATTGTAGTATTTTTACTACCACCCCATTCTATTTTAATATTTTTTTTCATTTTATTCATCTTCTTCTTCAGTTGCTAATGCCTCGGTAAGTCTTACCAAATCAAATGATATTGCTTCCAATCTCGCTGGTTGTCCAGCTGTTGTTATATTTCCTTCCGAATCTAACTGTTCCCCAAATCGAGTCGAATCTGGCAACCCAATTATCGTAGGACTTATTACCCATTCAGACCAAGTATCTCCACCATATAATCTATTAAACATACCTCGATATGAAATTTCAAAATCTTGTGGAGCACCTTCAGTTCTAGCTTGAAATGCAGATATGTATCTATTTAATCCTATGTATCCTGCAGGTTCTCCATCTTTAACCCAATCCTGCCACCCAAGGTCTATACTATAAACTCTATATTCAATGGTTGCACCAGGACATTTCCTTAACCGCATCCTCAATCCTTCAATTCCAGCTTCTGGATTACCAGCCTGTCCAATTCCCCCATCACCAAACCAACGATTTGGCTCCGAAGGCCCCCCTGGACCCATCCAATCATCATCAGAAACACCCTTTATTTGAAACTGTATTGAAGGTTCAAGTGGAGTTTGTATTACTCCAGTAATTAATGGTTCTGCAGCATTTACTGAAAAGGTAACAGGTTCATCTTGTAATTGATGTTGAGTTGCAAGAGTTTGTCCTGAAGGAGCTGAAAGTATTGATATCAATACCTCATTATTACCATTAACTCCTGTTGGAACTGAACCTGCTTTTTGTGGAGCTGGAGGATCTTCTATAATATCCTCAACTATAGGACCTCCATTTATAGAAAAAACTTCAGATATATCTTCAATCTGTACACCACGGTCTGGTAAAACTGGACCAGCACTTCCTATTCTTATAACTCTAGCTCTAAGTTTATAATCACTTCTTTCTGGATAATCACTTGGCAATAATACTCCACCACTCAATGCACCATCATTATGAGTACCTTTATTTCGTACAATCCATTCTTGTAAATCTTGTCTCCAAATAGAAAGTTCAACATATGCAGTTGTTGAACTATCAACTCCAGTAGGAAGTCTGTTAGTTGACCATTTTGGTACTATTCGTTGTCCTACATTATATGTTTCTCCTCCAACTGGAGCCCTAAGTGAGATAGTCGGTAATGTTGCCATTTATTAATCCTTTGATGTCCATTCTATTGGTTCTGACCAAACTTCAGCTCCAGAATTCCAAACTTTACAAACATAAGTTCCAATAGAATCTGCATTAGCGTGTTCATTTTCAAATTTAGGTTTATTAGCTCCTTCGATTTCAATTTCATTATGATACCATTGATAACTTGGTGTTTGTCCACTAACCCTAATTTCACATATTATATGTCCACCTTCAGCTGAATTTGGATAAAATTCTGGACTTTCAGAATCAACTACAACATCATAAGATTCTAACCATTCTGCCCAACAATCCATTGGTTGTGAAAGTATTGTTAAAGCGAATTCTTCGTCTATAGTAGCTTCTAATTCAGCAACAATAGATTCATACTCTGTCCTAATATCAGCTTCAGTTTCTATCTTAGTATTTTGTATCGATACAGCAACTGCTTGGTCTCTTTCCTGTTTCGCTTCCAATAAAGATTGATTTAAAGTTAAATCTGCTTCCCTTTGTGATTCAGAAACTGCTTCTGAAACAGATTGATCTATAGCTGCTATATGTTCTTGTCGTGTTAAAACTCCACTTAAAACTTCTCCTGTTTCTGGATCTACCACAACTACATTCTTAAATATATTATCTATAACCTTATCAAATTTGTCATCCTTAGTGTGTTCTTCAGACATTTTATTAATTGTAATGTATTGATTTGGATGATCAAGAGCATCTCCTGTATTACGATCCTCAAATGAAAGTACAACTCCATTTTCATCTCTTAAAGTTGGAGCTACATTTGGATCACCAGATCCAGAAATATTTAAATTAGTTATAGCTTCTTGTAATAAAAGTTCATATTCCCTTGCATCTGCATCATTCATGCTTGTCCAAGCTTCATTATCTTTTAATTCTTTTAAAGTATACGGCATAATTTATCTTGAAACTTTAAATGTCCAATTTTCATCAAAATATTGAACGGTTTCACCAGCAGTTCCACTACCACTAACTACTTTAAAAAGTACCCGATAAAATCTTTCGGACTGTAATCCGTTCATCCACAAATTGAAATAATTTCCTGTTGAATCACAACTTACCTTTGAACCATTACCAAATGGAATAATAACATCTTCCGTATGTGCATCTCTAATAGAATAATATGTACTACCACTTGGTAAAGTCTTTACTGTTAAATAATCTGATGTGGTGGAAAATGTTTTAACTGGATATCTTTCTCTACCAACTACCCTAAACTTTGTCTTTGAAGTTTCTTGATACTCTGGTCTAACCCCTTTCATATAAAGAATCATATCTTCAACATCAGTATTAGAAAGTGCAGATAAAGACCCCGTTGTCCAAGTAGAATCATCCCATTCAACTTCTAATTTTGGTTGAAAAACAGTATGTGTTTCTCTTGAAAAGAATTTAAAATTTCCATAATGGACAGTATTTCCTTCTGAAGCTGAAACATTAGTATTACCAATACTACCACTTCTCTTTAACATGAATCCTTCGTTTGGATAATTAGAACCACTATAAATCCAATTATTTACAATACCAGTTACATCCATTCTAACATCTGCTGCTTCGTGCGTAAATGATTGAGAAGCCTCTAAACTATATTGTCCATCAGAACCACTATACCAAGTTCCACCAGAAGCAGATATTGCTGATGTCCAATAAGTTGAAGTATCATCATTATCTCTGTATGTCCAACTTGCTCCTTCCTTAACTATTGGATTGGAATCAAACCTTCCCGATCCCATATCCCAAGATTGACTTACTGGATATCCATATAAAGTTTGTACTGTATTTAATTCTTCTGATCCCGCATCGTATAAATTAAGATAATATTTTGGATTAGATATAATTCCATTAGATATCGAAGAAGAAATATCTGTTAAATCAAATTTAATTAGTGCTCTAGAAACTGTAATTATTTCTTCTAAACTACTACCTATTTTTTGTATTTCAAGAATTTCATCTAATCCACTATTCATACTTGCACTTGATTCGTATAATGTTGTATCTTTGGTTGCATATTCAAAATAATACATTAGCTCTCTCCTCCTGTACTATCTCCTTTAACCCTGCCTTCAATATCTTGATTTGGAAATTTAAGTTCAAATATAGCTGGATCAACAGAGGGATAAATTACTCCGTTTTTTGTAGATGATTGTATATTAAAAATATTTCCTGAATACCCATCAACTTGTTTATATTTATTATATACAACTACTGGCAAACTGTTTGGATTATTAGCTTCTGGAGGAACAACCGCGGCCACTCCTTCAGCAAAAGAAATTTGTTGTGCTAAATCTACAAGAACAATAGGCTGATTAATTTGCCACCTATCAATGGCGAAAAATTGTTTTACTTTATTAATACATCTTAAAATTACTTCTTGTTTATTATATCCAGACTTCGTAATAATTGTAAATTTAACCCCAATATTAATAACCCAAGCATCTTTAATATTAACAGCATCAGTAATCAATCTATATTGTCCAAGATATGTTTTAACATTTTCCTTTACTGCCTGATTTACAGTAACTATCTGTTTGGATGGTGTGTACCCTAAAACATACATATTTAATGCTAATGGATTTGCTGTTTCTATTGGTGGAGTTGAAGGGCCAGATGGAATATCATCCTCATTAATAAGACTTGGATCTATTGAAAAAACTCCAGGACTAACTTGTGTCTGCATTCCACCTTCAAGTTGAGTATCTTGAACAATATATACTTTAGCAACATTACCATATTTTGGAGGCAAAGAATAAACACGAATTATATAATCTTCTTTTGTAACACATCTATTTTGACTTTGAAAATGTTTAAGTGCATTATTCTTAACTTCTTGAATTGTCTCTTCTCCACCACCACCACTTGTTGGTTCTGGATTAATTACTGCTACAGAGTTTTTACTCTCCTGAACTAAACTCGCATTTAGTGACTGAGGAACTTCTCCATAAACAACATTGCCAAAATTAATTATACTTCCTGCAGCTGCATTATCATTAATACTACCACCATATGAATATTGAACTGTTAATGTTGTATTAGAAGGAGCTAATCCATATGTTTTTGTATTTAAAAAATTTGTAGGATCAAAAGAACTATCTAACCTAGTAGCACCACCTGTTAAAATATCAGCGTTTACATTTCCAGGACTTGGGATTATTTCTTCATCTGGATTATCTGAAACTCCAGCCCCAAATCTCACTTCACTCCTACCATCTGGACGAATGAAAGTTGTAAATCTATATGGAGTCTTTAATAATTTTAATAAATACGGAGCTGTCTCATTAAATTGAAATAGTTCTGGATCATTAGTTGATGTATTTTCTACTTCTTCAAAAACTGTATCTTGTGCTAAAAATGGAACTTCTTTCCAAATATTTCCATCACTATCTGTAACACTTAAAATCTCTATAACATTAGGATTAGATAAAGTTACCTTATTATATTTAACTGCAGAACCAAAATCAAAAGTTTCTGTTGATGTTTCTCCACTTTTTACTTGTATTGATTTTTTAAGTAAATATTTACTTGGAGTTCCTCCGTTATCTACTTCAAAAATAGTTACATCTGTTTGATCAAATGAACCTGAACTTTTAAAATTACAGTTATCAACACTTCTATATTCAGTACCAGTGGTTGATTTAACAACAAGTCCTTCTAAAAGATTTAACGCATATCTCATATCAGGAGCGACCGATTCTCCACTTCCACTTGATGGTACAGTTTGAAACACATCTAATTTACCGACAGATGGACTGCTAAGTCTAGGTCTGTATCCATAACCTTGTGCCATTTCAAATACAGTTTTTCTTTCCTCTGCATACGCTAATAAAGATTCTTTAAATTGTTCATCTATGTAATAAGATAAAACATCTCCAACATATGATGCCATTTCAATAAACATCATACCTGGTGATGCTTCATTAAAATCATTATATGTGTTAGGATAATAAATTTTTGTAAATTCAATTAATTGATTTCTAAGTGATGCAAAATCCTTATTTAAATATTTTACTTCCTTTACTACATCTGCACTCTGGTTATACGCCATTTCCAATTCCCCTTTTATTTACTATTCAACTTCATTTCCATATACTAATTCCCCCCTTGAAGAATCAAAATTCAAAGTTAAATTACTATAATCGCCTGGATTTACCGCAAGACTAAATTCAAGTTCAATATTAACTATATTATCTACAAAACTAATATCTAATTTTGATATTGTAACGTGTGGCATCCAAATACTTATAGCCCCATTAATAGAAGTTGATATTTCTTCTTCCCATTGTCCCTCGTCTGCCATAGGTTCAAATACTGATTGGTGTAATGCTGATCCAAAAGTTGGTTGTCCAACTCTTTCTCCTGGAACAGTTAATAACAAATTTTTAATATTGTGTCTAGTTTGTTCAAGTACTGTTTGAGTTTGTTTGAAAAATCCACCATTATGTCTACCTAACGGAAAACTAAGCCCTATCCAAGTATTTGGATCTAAGTTTTTTTCTCTAATACCAGCCATTTATCTTCCTCACTTTTATTTGTCAAATTTTTTCATTAAAGAACTATAATCTTTTGTTAACGCGTCTGTTACATAATCAGGAACATCATTGACATTTTTACCTCGTGACTTTATAGATTCTACTGCTCCTATATCTCGCTTATCTTGATCTGATTTTCCATGTACCGCCAACTCATCTACTCTAGAAGTATCATATGTTCCACCACCCATAGTTGGATATGATTCTTGGCCATTTCCTTGTGGAAGCCCACCAACAGTTTCATTTAATACCTTATTTAGAACTTTATTTTCTGTATAGTTTTTATACTCTACTTTAGTTTTCTTTTTTGATTTAGTCACAACTGGTTCCGAAACTAACTCGGTAAGTGAAGATGAGTTTTCTTCTTTAATAAATATCTCATTTAATTGTTTTTTCACTTCTTTACTAACCAGCGATTCTATTATTTTTGTCAATTCACTTCTTTTCATTTTATTACCTCTTTATCTATTAAAAAAATTTAAACCTCTATCAACTAACCAACTTGGTTTTTTACCTTGCCAAACTACCTTCCCCTTTACAGAAAAAGAATGTGGTTTTCTTACATTTTTAAATTTTGGAACAACCTCATGTCCTGTAGCAATACCTCTTCCAGTAGTAACTACTCTCCCAGCTCCTGCAGCACTCCACGAAGTTCCAACACTTTTAACAACAACTGGACCAGACCATTTAATTTTTGGTGAAGATCCAAGTTCTACACTTTCTATACTAACCAATCCTTCTGCCACACCTTTAACTTCTGCTTCTAATACAAATTTACCAATAGCTTCAGATATAAGTCTAGATATTTTTTTATTCTTTTTAGACATATCTACACGCATTTTACCCTTTATTTTTTTTGGTATTTGAGAATCAAAAGCTTTTTTAATATCACTTGACAATCTTCTTACAGTAACTTCATTTATTGCCATTATGTACCTCCTACAGTATCAGCAACCGTGTTTACGGCTTCAGTTAAACTACCTGGAATCTTTTCCAATGAAGTTCCAAATCTTTTTTCATTTACATATGTATCTTTTTCATTATCTTCTAAATTTTTAAATCCAGTATACATAAAAGTTCCTGGAACTGCAAGTTCTTCGGATGAATCTCCATCAAAAAACAATACATTGACCGAAGCCTTTCCAGCTATTTCAACAACATCATCTGTAAAAAGATAAAGTGATCCACCAGATGGTATTGGTATAGTTCCTTCTCCAAAATAAGCTGGTTTACGTTTTAATGTTTCACCCTTAGTACCTTCTGGAGCAAAATCTGGTCCTATTTGACCTGGTGAACTTCTTTTGACAAGTACATCAAAAAGACTTCCTGTAGTCATCGAAATTACTCCACATGGTGGTTCATATCCAATATTTTCAACACGTTCCCAATTATAATTTAAATCAGAATCAAATGGTAACTTCATTTGTATCTTTGTTCCATATAAAATAGGTGGTGGAGCTTTTAACTCTTCCATTATTTTATCATATTTAGGTTTTAAATAATCTTTAATTTTATCATCTAATTCTTCACACTCTTCTTTAACATTTTCAGCTGCAGCTTTTAGAATATCTGGTAACGGATCTAATTTTTCCTTAACATAATCCACCCCCATTTTTGCTATTGTAGATATACCAATAGTAGGTGCAAATGGTTGTGGTATCATAATACCCTGTTGTATATAACCCAACCATTTTAAAAGATGCATAATCGTTCTAAATACAGCTATTAATAATTTCAAAATTGATATTGCTAATAAAATTTTTCCTATCAATTCAAGTAACCAAATTAATTTTTCCTTTACCCACCCCGGCAAATCAACTTTTAAATTTTCAGCTTCATCCAACTTCTCTTCTATTTCTCTAATTTTTTCTCTAATCGGTTCTAACATTGCCATAAGTTCTGCAATTTTTGATTGAATATACTCTGGCAAATTAAATGAAAGTAACCAATCAAGAAAACCTTGTGGATCATATTCTTCAATATTACCCTCGTCTTGCATCTTAAATATTTTTGCTCGCTCTTCTTCCATTCCAACATTAAGTTGATCAACAAGTGACTGTATTGGATTTATAGTATCCTGTACGGCCGCAGGAATATCTTCAAGTGGTATTTCTGCTACTTCTTCAATAACACCTAATACCCACGATCCTCCCATTAAAATACACTCTCGTTCAGTTAACATAAGAGTTTCACCAGAAGGTAAAGAACATACTCCCATTTCATCAGATGGGCCTGTGGTCATTGGTTGTTCAGATCTAGAAGTTAAATCACCATCTTCTAATCTGCGTTTTTCTTGTAATTCTTGAAGTTCGTCTTGTCGTTCTTTATTTATTGGCATTAGAATTATCCTTGAGTCGTATCTGGTATTTCATATCCCTTAGTATGAATTTCTACTATATTATCCCAGTCTGTATTATCCCATAAATCGTCTAAGTTTGATCCTTCATTTACTACTGGAACTTCTGGATCCATAGCTTTTTTCTTATCTGGAGATACTGACTTCGGAGACATAAATACTACATCACTTAAACATTTTGAATCTAATGGATATCCTTGTAAAGTAGTTCTCTTTGCAGCTGGAAATCCCCCTTGTAAATCTTCAATTGTTTTCTCTATAGCTTTTTTTACATTTTTTGCTGACCCTACCAATGGATCTGGTTCTCCTTCTTTCACTTGAGGAGCTTCAACCGTCATGTTCATATGTTTCCATAAAGCTTTTAAAACTTCCGTCAATGTCATTACAGTTGCTTTTCCAAGTAATGCTTGTTCATAAGCAATTGTACCTGAAGCTTTAGCTCCTGGTGCTGAAAGTCCTAATTCTATTCTATTACTATTTAAAAGTATTCTTTGTTCTGCATCTACTACAAATTTTCTAGGTGTATTAAAATACATACCACCACCACTAAATCCATATATCTTATCATATTTAGAATTAAAAGTTATTCCACCAGAATTAAGTATTATTTGTTTACCTTTCCATGTTGGTACTGGTAATCCAAGTATTGAAAGTGATTTCCCATACCATATATCACTATCCCACAATGCAGCTGGAGTTAAATTTACATCCTCATTTGTAGTCATCCACATAGAAGATCCATCAAAATTTATATTCTCCTTACATGGTAAATTATGATGTTTCACAAGTGGTTTCATTACTCCAAGAGCTCTTTCACCAAACATTTGTAAGTCTGTCATTTGTCCAGCTCTTATTTTAATATTAGGAGAATGTTTATATTTTTTTCTACTTTCTTCAGTGTTACCTTTAACTATATTACTACTAAGTCTAATTGTATTACCAAATCTCCCCTGTATGGATAAATCTCCTTCTTCTGGAGTAAGTTGTCTAATTCGTTGAGCATAATCATGGTAAGCCTTACCTAGTTTTTCTATAAAAATTTTATCTTCAAATTCATTAGGATCATCTATTTTACGCAACATACTGCGAACTTCACTTAATCCAGGTACAACACTTTGATTTACAGAATTACGTATATTTAATTTTTGAGTATAATAAGATTTTCCCAAATAATTTGCAACAATAACATACTCATGTACCAATGGATATTGTTTTATATTTGAATCTAATGGAAAAATCCATTCCAATTCTTCAACTTTAGCAGTTCCCTGTTGACTATAAACCATTCTAGCTTTAATTGCTCCCAAATAACTAAAATCTGGAGTTTTATTGTCAGCCAATACAAGATTATTATCTATAAAATCTTGTGAGTCTAAAATAACCCTTTCTACTTCAGCTACTTCTAATTCATAAAATTCCTGTTTAGATGTAGTAGCCTGTTTAATTAAACTATATACAAATGGAACTTTTGTAATTCCACCTTTAAACTTACTAAAAATATTTTTAGTAGGACTAGACCACCATGCCATTTTAATTTTCCTTAACTTCGCTAATATCTTTATTTATTTCATCTGATTTCTTTTGAATATCTACAACTACTTCATCTATACTTGTTAATAATTGTTCTTTTTCACTATCCGATAATCCAAATTCTGAATCTGAACCGCCCCTTGCTTCAGCAGCTATTAATCGTTGTACAACGGTTGCCAACTTAACAAGTTGTTCATCATTCTTTACATTTATATCCAAATACTCCTTTATCATAGGAATTAACTGAACAGCCATGTCCCCATCCTTAATAAATCCAGCAACTTCTTTTACTAATACTTCAAGTTGTTTTTTATTATGAACGGAATTATCATATATGTCTTTAAATAATGAAGATAGCGATTTACCCTCAAATAATTCATAATCTTGACTCATTTTGATTTCCTTCTAATATTAAAATAAGATATTATAACTCATCTATAAATATAAAATATACCAAAAATAGAAGATTTTAATAGCGCACATATATATCAAAAAATAAAATATAATATATACCATATTTATTATACGGAAGAAGGGTAAATCCCTTTTTTGTTAAAAGATAAGTAAATAACGGGAGAAAACAATGAAGGAAATCATCGCATTAGTCAAAGGTTGGTTAGACGATTTAGTTCATCTAATGACCTCTTTTATAGCAATAGGAGCCGTTGGCGAAGTATTGTTTGGAAGTGGTGTCTTTGGCGTTAATGTTATAGGTAACCTAACATCAATCATAGATAAATTCGGCGAATCCGGTTTCGCTGGCCTCGTCGCTTTATTGGTGTTGGTGGGTTTATTTCGTAAATAGCTATTATCGGATAATAAAAAAGGGGAACTTCGTTCCCCTTTTTTTTGCTTTAAATTGTTATCCAAGTACTTAAATCAACATTTCTCGAATATATGTGACAAACTCGTATTTCGTATTCTCCAGGCAGTATTTCATCCCCGTAGTCCTGTGTATAATATAATGTCCAACTATAGGTAAAATCTCTCG